TGTTCTCCTTCCACCGGTTGCCTGCGTATGTCTTTGACTTCTCGGGTGCGTTCGGCATCGCGTTCTCAATAAAGTCGACGATACGTTCGGGGAGCCCTATGTCTCGCAGCCCCTCTGTTAAAACTTCTTCTCGAAGATACTCAAACCAATTACCTGTGGAAATGTCCATTAATTTACCTCACAACTATAAATAGTTGCCTATTTCCAAAAGAGTTGGATGTCTACGGGTTAGAAGTTGGCAATTATTAATTCTTCACTATTATCTTTGTTGCTAGTGGGGCGCCCATGTTTATTAATCATTTTAATATTATAATCTTTGTAAACATCAAATAGCTTCGGGTGGTTTTTGTAGATTAAAAGGCTTTTTCTTTTAAACTCTTTAAATTTCTCCGATAGTTCATTGTGATTAATGGCCGTGTTTTCATGAGAAGTTGTCTTTCCGTGATCAAATAAATTATAATGAAACTTTCCAGCAGGAATTAGAATAAAATCAGACGATATGTGCTCTGAACTTGAACACAAATCTACTAAAAAATTCTCTTCTTTTGTTCTGTAGAGATGAAAATTTTCTAGGTTTTTCAGTCCTTTGAGTCGATTAATAATGAGCGGGTTATAATTGGCGAAATTTAATTTTCCTGCAGACGGGTATCCTTCCTCGGAGTATCTGTTTAACAAGAAGAAGAGTGCCGAGCGGACAAATGGATCTTTATATTTTGGCCAACTTTCCTGCATGAGGTACATCATTCTTGGGTCTCTTTCCTCATTAACGTGTTCCGCGATCTGAATGACTCGGGCTGGATCAAATCTTGCGCATGCCCAAAATTCACTTATAACGTAATTGTTTGTGTGTGCAACTACAAAACGATCTGAACCGGCTAGCCCAAGCTCTATGTTACCATCATAAAACAAATAGCTACTAACTACGCTTTTGGCTGGTATCAGCTCTTTTAAGGTGGCGACACATTTAAATTGGTGCGGGTCTCTCAAAGGAGACATCATGACGGCATTAATGCCTTTTTCGCAACTGCATCTTTTCTAAATCCGTCAATTCGAGACTTTAAATCTGCCATGACCTCTTCATTTGTTGGGCTTTCGGAACCTTTATACTCCGGAATTACGTCGGAAGTCTCTTGAGGTACTGGCTCCTTGTTTTGTGGCGCTACTTTATAGTTAATGAAGCCATTAATAATGTTGGTGGCATCATTTAGAATATAATCGGCAGCCGCCAATTTCTTTCTCATTTCCTCAATGACATCTAGTGTTTGAATGGATAGAACCTCGTCTTCCTGAAAGGAAGATAGCTTGTCCACTTCCTCCTCACAAACATTTTCCAGTGTTGTTTTGCTTTTTTGTAGTAATCTGCAAATTTCTCCTGGAAGTTCCTTCATGTCAACTGAATATTGTATATTAACTCTTTGTTTCATTTTATCCTTTTAATAGTTTTTTGGTTGTGTTGAGCGAACTCTCAACAATGTCTGGGGACCCAACAACCACAATTTCTGTTCCCGTGTGGCCTCGATTGATTGTTAATTTGGTAAATCGATGCGAGTTGCTGAGTTCTGGCGGAAGATGGCCTTGCTCATTTAGTTGTCTCATTCTTCCTTCTTCTCTGATCATAACAACGTGCTCGGGGTTAACAAACACTTCTCTAAGGGTGTAACTCTTTTGCGTCGTTAATGTGCTGTTGTGGCATACTTCAGTTAATTTAACTAACATGTGTCTCTCATTGGATAAACACATTTCCGTGCGACAATAGCCTCTCGTCCTTGGGCATAAACAGTATATGTCCCTCCTTGCCAAGATGCACCCACTGGTGTCTCCTGCAAGAATACACCAACGATGGGCTTCTGTGTCTTGTTAATAAAAATGTTCTCTCTATCGAACAGCATTACAGCTTGTGGTATGTAAATCAAATCTCCGTGTTCCATATTTTTTACTCCGTTTGTATAATTCCAAAATTTGTTGTGATTAAAGTTCCTGCACAACTTACAGCATTGATGAGTGCTGTCCTTGTAACCTTTACGGGGTCAACGATTCCGGCGTCGATTAAATTAACCATTTCATCATTTCTAAAATCCCACCCGTGGTTCTTCTCTGCGGTTTCAATTTGATCTATAATAAGATCGGGCGAAGTGCCGGCATTAAGGGCCATCTGTCTTATGGGCTCGCTACATATTTGTTTGATGATAACGCCTCCCAGCGCCTGATCGTGACTATCGGTGATCATGGCGATTTTTTTGGATGCGCGCAACAATGCTACGCCACCGCCGACAACTATCCCCTCTTCTTGCGCAGATTTACCGCTTCTAGCGCATCTTCAATTCGATGTTTTCTTTCAATCATTTCTACTTCTGTCGAGCCGCCGACGCGGATTACCGCAACTCCCGAAGCCAATCTGGCTATTCGTTTTTGAAGTATGTCGGCTTTTTCTAAGGAATCGGATTGCTCAATATCCATTTTGAGTTGTTCAATTTTATAATCTATATCTTCCACATCGCAGTTACCTCCTACGATGGTTGTTTGATATTTGGAACTTTCAATGAAGTGCGCTGATCCCAAGTGCTTTAATTCAACTTTATTTAATTTTATGGCGCTCTCGCGTGTAATGAAAGTCGCCCCTGTGGAGGTGGCAAGATCTGCTAAAAGTTGTCGGCGCTCCTCTCCGTAATACGGTGCTTTTATGGCCGCCACCTTGAGAGTCCCACGCAGTGCATTCATGATCATAGCAGCAAGGGCTTGGCCCTCGATATCTTCTGCGATGATGACTAAGGGGCGCGCCTCCCTTGCTGCCTTTTCTAATATGGGCAAGATCTGTTCGACCGCACTAATCTTATAATCAGTTACCAACAGGAAAGGCTCGTCGTGGTGCATCGCGGAGCGGCGTTCATCAGTCATAAAGGCACTAGCGCAGTACCCAGCATCAAACTTAAACCCTTCGGTAATGTCCATACTTGTTTCCATCGAGCGAGATTCTTCAATCGTAATGGATCCGTCTTGACCAACACGATCTACGGCCATTGTAATAAGTTTCCCAATTGTTTTATCGTTGTTTGCAGAAATTGTTGCGATATGCTCAATATCTTCAAGCGATTTTACTGGGATGGCCATGTCTGATAAATTATTTAGGATCTCTTTGGTTGCTATTCCCAGCCCTCTTTGTAGTTCAATGGGAGATATTCCAGAGGCAATAAACTTTTGCGATTCTTTCAAAATGGCTCTGGCTAAAATCGTTGCTGTTGTTGTGCCGTCGCCGGCAGTGTTGTTTGTTTCAATGGCTGCTTGCTTTATAACTTGTATAGCAGCATTTTCGAATGGTTCATCACTGGCAACAAAGGCGGCAACCGTTACTCCGTCTTTTGTGATAAAAGGCGCTTTGCCTTTTTCCTGGAGAAGAACGTTTCTTCCTCGGGGGCCCAACGTCGATGCAACGTTATCTGCTAGTTTGTTCGCGCCTGTCATTATCTTTTGTTGTAACGCTTGGTTATTGTCGTATGCTCGACTCATTGATATCTCGCGGATGCTTATATATTATAATCGCTTATGAAAAGAATGTCAAGGACTTTCTTCTGGTTCTTCATCTGGCTCTGCGATTTGAGCGGTTAAGGTATTTTGAATTTGAACCGAATTTTGGATGGCTCTTTCTGCGGATCCGATTGCTCTTGGGCGCTTATCGAAGGTAAAGTACTTATTAATGTTCTCTGATAGCGCCTTGGTTGCTGAAAATAATTCCATGAGTTCTCCATTGAGTCTCCCCATGTATGCTTTTGCTACCTTTATAATTTCGTCTTCCGAAGTTGGCAAAGCTCCGAGCGTTTTCACATCTAATAATTGAACAAAACTTCTTAGCTGCGCGGTGCTAATTAACCATTGAGTTCCCGCGGGCTTTTTCTTGGATTCGGTGAGAATATTATTGTATCGAACATTGCCCCATTCTTCCCGGATCGCTTCTTGCAATGCGGTCTGTGGATCCAAATCAAGGCCTCCTTCTTCTTGTGCAGCTTCGAAATCTTGTTCTTGTTCTGGGGGCTCTTCTTCTTTGGCATGCCTAGCTTTTCTAACTCTTTGAGAGTATCCCTCGGTGTCTTGTAATAACTCATATTTCTCTTCCCAAGATGTGGCAGCCTTGATTCTCGCTATTGATTGTTCGGGAGTTAAGTTGGTGCCCCTTAATTTAAAGAGACCTGCTCCATGTTTGCCCCCCTTTAGTTTTCCTGAACCTTTTAGTGCCAAAGCATCGATAAAGTTATCCTGATCGAAGGTAAATTGTTCGATTGCGATGCCCTTTGGATATTTTTTCCCTGTATCTGGATTTGCAACCATGTCCTTGCGAGCAACTATGTAAATCATAATATTAAATTCATTCAAGCCGTCAATGAGATTTGTATAACTTCCTTCGATGTTTGTCGTTTGATTTAAAAGCTTCAAGCTGATGGGGAGGGGGTTATCGGAATCGGAAAAAGCAATCAAATCCTGGATGGGGAGATTCCCCATGGGCGAGATGTCGCCAATTTGTTCTCCTTGGAATAAAGCGGACAAAAATCCTTCGAAGACAAAGCCAGCACTAGCGGGGTTAAAATCTTGCAATACTGCTTTAAGAGATTCTAAAATGATAAGTGACGAAATTATCCTACGTGGGGAAGTGATCTTATTGTCTTCTTGGGTGATTCTGCTTAAAAAATTTAGCTTCCCCTCTATCGAGCGGCCGCCACCAATGACCGAAAATAGTCTATTAATCTGTTTCCTGTCCATGGAATTTGGATCCCCCCAGGCTTCCGTTGGAACAAACTTGGGTAGCACAAGCAAAAATTCTTTTGCTCTCTTATCGGTTGCCGCCATTTCCATAATTGGTTCTTCCTTTTTGGTAACAATTTCGGAATACACGTTATCTAAAATCTCTTCCACCATTCTTAACAGTTCATCAGAATCGACGGTGGTTTCTTTTCTTTGATATTCTTCTTTTAATATGCTTCTTAAGTCGGACATTCAAAAACCTCAAATAATTATATCAGCTATACCTAATTTTACAGCTTCTTCTGCTGATAAATAGACGTTTACTTTGCGTTCTAACATATTTTTAAGTTGCTTTTTTGTCATTTTTGTTTCTGCCACCAAGCAATCGATGTACGTTTTCTGTAATTGTTCGACCGCTTCCATCTCATTAAGCAAGCTATGGATGGATCCATGATTTCCAGCAATCACAGAATGAATCATGACGCGACAGTTTTTTCCAATTTTACGTTTTTCTTTGGTTCCGGATGCGAGAAGCAAGACTCCCGCTGACATCACTTTCCCCATTCCGATTGTATGGACTTCTGTGTTCTTTTTTACTTGTCTTATAACGTCATATAGCGCAAACATATCATCAGCATTACCGCCATATGTGGAAATATAAAATTCAATTGGCTTTTTCTTATCGGAAGACGCATCGATATTTGATTCGTTTAAAAATAGAAAGGCTTGCACTATTTCTGCAACCTTTTCATCGATTATCTCACAAAAAAGACCAATTATTCGTGGTTCGCTTTCGGCGGCGCCGGCGAGACCTATGGAATCAGGATCAAGGATAACGATTTTATCTTTTTTTTCCTGTTGAAGTTCCTCTAATGCTGACTTTACTATTTCTTTAATTTTATCTATCATCGCCATGTTTCTCCCAAAATTTTAATGCGACTTCTTTGTTTTCTTGTAAATATTTCATTGCGCTGTTCCAGTCATCAAACTCTATCATGGTCCGAAAAAAGGATGGGTGACAATCGAGGAAAGTGCTGATAGAGCGTGACTTTAGCAAGCGCGCGTCTTCATCAAAATTAAGTGCAAAAGAACTGATTTGAGCGCTACCTTTGTTAGTCCTTAGTAGGTGCTCTAACATAATCTCGCGAGCATATGAAAGATGCTCAAGCGATTTAATTAAAGCAGACAAATAAATTATGTGAGATGCTCTTAGAAGTACGAGGCTTAACCGCGCAGATCTAAAAAAGTAAAATGTTTTACAAGTTACATACCCAAAAACAAATGTTAATAGATAAATCCACCAATGTTCCATAAGCCCTCATGTATAGAAAGGGCCGCTGGTGTCAGCGGCCATTCTATATTATAACTTCTCGTAAAACAAATGTCAAGTTATTTTGTGGATGTAATTCTGTTGAGGATTCTTTCGGCGAGATCTGAGACCATCTCGTTTTTTTGGTTTTGGTTGCCTAGGCGCGCGGCTACACGGCGAGCAACTTCGTTAACGATATCTTCTTCTTCCAGCGCGCCGCCGGCACCCAGTTCAATACCACCTACTTCTTCTTCTTCGGGAACATCGGCTCCCAAGCCTACAGGTTCTACTTCGACTTCTTCTTCGCCTTCCAGATCGTCTTCAACATCGACATCAACGCCGGCCATCTTCGCTAGCGCTTCAAGGTCGTGGGCGATTCGCGTAACAAGCTCTTCGGCATCGGTGACCCCTTCGCCTTCTGGTTCCAAATCGTCTCCAACATCGGGACCAAGTTCGACCTCTGGCTCTTCTAAGCCTTCTGGGGGCTGATCATCAGCCATGGCTTCTAGCTCAGCACCCTCTTCCTCTTCTTCTTCGAGGGGAGTTTCTTCTTCCCCTGTTTTGCCAAAGTTAACGAATTCTTGCAAACGTCCCTGACCAACCGCAGGTAAGCACGCTAATTTCATAAATTGGCGAATCTCCCCTTCGGTTAAAAGTGTTTTACGAGCCATTATAAATCTCCTTTAAAAGTACTAAACTCAAAATAAATAGTAATCATTTTCATTAAATGCCTTGAATGATTCAAAAAAACAACTTCAATATAGAAGTTCTCTTTTTAATCTTTTCAATCGCCGCACTTTCAATCTGTTTAACGCGCGCAAATGATATGCCGAGCCTTTCTGCGATGATTCTTAAAGTCATAGGCCCGTTTTCATATATTGATATCAAACAACAATTCTGATCAGTGGGAAAGTCAATCCATTTTCTGCATTCAATACGCTGACATGACTTCTTTTCGCGCATACATTGGCGCGAACACTCCATGAGGCCGTCGGCTGATCTCATGACTCTGGAAATTCCTGTTCCAGTGTGTCAAATATGTTGTTGACCTCTTCGTTACTTAAGCCAAAATCTTCAATCTTTTGGTTGCCTTGCGTACGCAATTTGCGCGATGAGGTTTTTTGCTTTAAGGGCTGTTGCTTAATTTCATCGATAAAAGATTGAATCCGAGGCTCACCATCTATGTAGGCACTTATTATATGGCGAAAAAAGTCTGATTGTGTTAATTTATCATGACGCAGCCGAATTAATAGCTTAGCATGTCGATGATCGTTTTCTGTAAAAACAATTCTTTTTGTTAGATTTCCATAGTCTATTTCGTGTGCCATATTACCATGCTCTGTTCGCTATATGCGTTTTACTCTCTGCCATGCCAGATGTGGTCTGGACAATAAATTTTGCTTTGGTGTGAAGCTCTGCAAGGGTTTTGGCGCCCGAGTAGGAAAATCCAGATCTAAGCCCTCTTTCGACTTCATCCAAAATGACAGTCACAGAACCGCGATAAGGAATTGTTGCAGACACCCCTTCGTGTGAAGAGTATTTTCCGCGCCACTTAATTTGCGCTTCTTTGCTGGCCATCCCTCTGTATATCTTCCATTTGTGTCCTGTTCGGTCTTGGATAATATCGCCCGGGGTTTCAATGGTTCCGGCGAGCAGCGAACCAACCATCACCGCATCTGCACCAGCAGCGAGGGCCTTAACTGCGTCACCGGAGTTTTTAATGCCGCCATCTGCAATAATTTTAACGTTGCGGTCAGTCTTTGCGCATTCCATGATTGTTTGCAACCCTGGAATGCCATGGCCTGTTTGAATTCTGGTGGAGCATATCGAGCCTCCTCCGATGTTGCATCTTACTGAGTCGGCGCCCCAATCAGAAAGGTCATTGATTCCCTCAAGCGTTGCAACATTGCCAGCCATGATGTGGGTTTCATCACCAAGCTCTTTGCGTAAAGATGCTAAAGCTTCCTTCATCAGAACGTGGTGGCCATGAGCAACATCCAGGCATAAGAAATCAACGCCGATTCGGCGCAGAAGAATTGCTCTTTTTAAATAATCGCCAGTGATACCAACCGCAGCGCCTACAATGATGTTATTATTTGTTTTCTCTATGGCAGCTGCCACAATGCTTATTTGCTCTTCAATTGTGTTGTATCTGTGAATGATCGCCGTGCCCCCCTTGACCCCGAGTGCGACTGCCATTTCGGTTTCGGAAATAGTGTCCATCGGAGAAGAAATGATGGGCAACCCAATGCTCAGATTCTTATTAAGATCTGATTTTAAATCTATTTCTGTTCTAGAGCGAATACTTGAATACTGAGGCACAAGCAGCACGTCATCGTAAGATAAGTGGCTTTTATTCATCATTAGACTTTGCCTTTTTTGTTGTTTTTCTAATCTTTTCTTTTTCAAGAGAGCGTCTGTAAGTTGGGGACATTTCGGGTGTAACGATTATTGGCTCAGCGGCTTTCGGTTGCTCGACTTTTGGATTTTCGGGGGGTGGCGCGCCGTTTACAAAATATCGCTGCAGCGTTATCATTGCTCCTTCAAGCTGCGCAAGATTTAAGGCCTGGTTGGCAATCTTATCCGTTACTCCTTCATGGGGTGATTGTTGCAGCAAATCCTTAATTATGCCATAAGATTCGAGCGCCTTTGATTTAAGACGCAGGGCAGCTGCCTCGGCTATTTCTTTTGACATTATTTTTCTCTATTAATAAATTCTTTGATGTCTTTAGTTCGATACCATGTTTTCTCATTTGGCTTTTCGGGATCACTTAGGGTTCTAATTTTTATTTTTTTGCCCCCGGTTTTTAAAAGCGAGATTGATGGCACTCCATTTAAATTTAGCTGTTTTTCTATTTGAGGATAATCATCAACGTTAAAAGCAAAAAAATGCATGTCGGAGTACTCTTCTTCATTTGAAATATCTTCATAATATTCTCTGAGATTGTGACAAAAATGGCAACCATTTGAATAGAATTTAACTATACACGTTGCATTTTCGTTAATCTGGCCGGATATTAATTTTCTTAATGATCCAATGGTTAACCTATTTACGCTCATTTAATACCTCTTTTGCTTTATTCATACATTCTGGACAAAATAAACGAACTACGTCCTGTTTAACTACAACGTTCCATGACTGTATCATTTCTTTGTTCCTCTTGTCAAATGATTTTTGACACGCGCTGCAGGTTTCCGGGAGCTTGTTAAACTGAAATATTTTTTCGGCAATATTATCGGACGCTTCTTTACCCATCTCCTTTTCTAAATTGCGGCGTGTCTGGCGGTTCATCTGTTGATGGCCCCAAATATCTGCTGGCTGTGGCTTCCATCAAACACCACAACCGCCGAAGGAAAGGGCGCGCTGTTCGTGCTATCTCCGAATTTAAGTCTTCCCTTAATAAAATATACCTCGGCCGCCTTCATCACATAACTATGCCAATACTTGGTGTCGGTACGTGATGGAATCAACATCACTACCTTAGTATTTTCTTTGCGAGACTCTTCGTATCCTTTCTGGATCCACTTGTCAAGGCCGCGGCCATAGGGAGGATTAACAAATGATGTAAAACCCTCCCAGCTTTTAGTAAGGCCGTTTTCGATTTCTGTGAAAAAGTTGGCACACTTGGTGTTGGAGACGTCGGCGCATGGATCTAAGTCAAAGGGCCCAAATCTCCAATTTAGTTTGTCGAAAAAATCTTGGGGAGTCGACCACTCCCCCGTCTTTGATGAAAACATTACAACCTGTGTATTTCTATTCATTGCGGCCATTAGTTAATCAACTCCTCTGCTGCGCATGAGCTTGTATCAGAAATGATCACAGGCTTTAGCTCAGTCTCCCCAAGATCAGACTCCATTCGACCAAAATCGTCATCAAAAATATTCAAGAGGGCCCCCATTTTAATATACAATTCGTGTCTCTTCTCTTCGCTTTCATACATCAGGGCTACCGTCATGGAAGCAATCAGCTGCAGATTACGAGCAATCAATGTGGGATCTTCGCAGAGATAAATATTTTTCTCAATCCAGGGATCTTCAACATTGATTTGAATTTTGCATACTGGGTCGCCGACGGTGTAACTAATGCAAAACGGAAGAGTAGAACCGGGCCATGTACATTCTTCAAATTCTAGCTGTGTTTGGTTTTCTCCGATTCCGACGCCGGCGCCGCGGTACTTGCTATTATTGCGCTTCGTTTTATTGTCTTTTTTGGGTGGGGAAAAAATATCTTCCATGGCCCGGGTCTTTCGATCTTTTGTTGGGGCCTTGGAGCGACCAAATTGCTCAGTTGGCAATTGAGCTTCACAAACTTTTTTCATAATATCTGTGCGATTAGACTTTCTTTTTAGTTTTGCGCGGGCCGAAGATTCCTTTCGAATTTTGTCAAGGTGGGGCTCAAAAATATGCTTAAGGAGGTATTCTCGCAGATCATCATCCATTTCCACCCCCTTCTTTCCAAAGTCCATTCGAATGGGGCCGCTTTCGCCAGCCACACCACTGTCTTCAAAAGAAATTTCAGCATACATATTAGAAAGTAACGGGTGGGGTGGCCAGAAGGCTCCGCAGCAAATCTCGCGGCCTTCTCGAAGCCAGTAGACCCCCTGTCTATGGGTACCGCTAATGCCCTTGCCTAAGCCGCTGCCGGTTCGCGCCTTGGCGGTGGCGGCGCCGGAGTCGTTAAACCGGACCATTCGAATCTTGAGCGCGTAGTCTCCATACGTTATTGTTTTAAAGGTACCCGATGGGCCACCAATTAATACATTTATATTTTCATGATCCACACAAAGCGGATCATTGGTTCTCTCTACTTCTTTGGCCGCGCATGTTTTACCTGCAATAATCTTGAAGGGAAAGTTATACCCTAGCGGGCTGTTGTCGTTCAGCATGTGGCGATAGGTATGCGCACATTTGGAGTTGAGGGTGTTAATAATTGCCGGCACAGTGGGGATTCCTTCGTGTAAATTTGCAATTACAATTAATGTACCCGAAACATCACCACCCATAATATCTAAATAAAAATCAACTAGTTTTTGAGTTGGATTATCTGAATAGGAGGCAGTAAATTTACCCGTATTCATACATGATTCAACGTCCCACGTGACCGAGCGCAATTCGGCGGCTGTAGAGGTTGTGCTAACAATACTCAGCTTGGTTCCCAAGGACATGGCCGCTGTTTTTAGGCCCATGCCGAATGTCCCCAATGCTGCGGTGCCGCGCTTGCCGGATTCGCCCAAGCGCAAAATCTCTTGCAATTGTTCGGCGCCAATTCCGGTACCGTCATCGGCAACAACAATAAGTTTTGTCTTGTTTTTGCCTAGCTTTGAGTCGTACCCGATGGGAATAATTCTCACAAAGCCCCCATCTTGGGCGGCGGCGTTGTGCTGGACTCGGAGGGCATCTATCGAATTATCAATGATATCCCTCAAAGCTTCAGACCAGTGATATCCGGTTCTCTTTAATGAATGCAGAATATTGGCTGTTGGTGTAATGTCAATTGACTTAGGCATCTTTTGATTCTCCCGAAATCGTTT